CCGACCCCGGCGGGCCGCGTCATGGTCGAAATGCTCGCCTACGACCCGCAGTTGGACCGCCCGTTTGGTCACTCGCGGATCACGCCGGAGGTGCGTTATTTGACGGATGCGGCGGTGCGTACGCTGGTCCGCGCGGAAGTCGGCGCGGAGTTTTTCGCGTCCCCGCAGCGCTACGTTCTCGGCGCCGACGAGGACGCGTTTAAGGACATGGACCGTTGGACGGCAATTACCGGCCGTATCCTCGCCCTCGGCTTGAACGAGGAAGGCAGCAAGCCGGAAATCAGCCAGTTTACTCAAATGAGTATGGACCCGCACCTATCCATGTATCGGCAGCTTGCACAGAATTTTTGTAGTGCAACGAATCTGCCTATGAACGCGGTGGGCTTGTTTGCTGACAACCCCGCGAGCGCGGAAGCCATGCAAGCATCCGAATACGCGCTATCAGACGAGGCCGAATATCAGTGGCGGATTTTCACGCCCGGGTTGCGCCGAGTTTTGGAAAACGTGGTTATGGTGCGTGACGGGTTGGCGGAGCCGCCCGCGGAATCGTGGCGGGTGGCGTTGAATTGGACGCCGGCCCGTTACGTGTCGCCGCAGGCCGCTTCGGATTACATTTCAAAGATCGCCTCGGCTATCCCCGATGTTGTGCAGACTACGGTGGGGTTGCGTCGGGCTGGTTTTACGCAGCCGGAGATTGAGCAAATTCAGGCGGAGGCGACGCGGGTTCGTGCTACTGATTTGCTTCGTGAGTTGCGTAAGCCCCGCGAAACCGGGGCGGGCGAGGGTGGTGAGTCGTGACGGCGGGCCGTAAGCACCGCGAACCGTGGCGGCCGCGCAAGGACGATAACCATGACGTGAATTACCGGCAGGTGATCGACCAGCTTTCGCGACAGTCGCGGCAGGTTATCGGCTTGGCGCAGGCTGATTTGCGTGAGCTTATGTCCTATGTGGACGAGCTAACGCCGGAGGCGGGCCGTGATCTGATGATTGACGCGCTCCCGCAGCTCGTTTCGTCGTATGGTGATATCGCGGCGGCGCAGGCCTTGGAATGGTATGCAGACCTGCGAGAGGCCGAAAGGGTGCCGACGTCTTTCACTCCGCGCGCGGCTAGTGGCGTGGAGGCGGAGAAGGTCGTGGCGGAAACGCGGCGGCTCGCGGGCGGCCTATGGGAAGGCCAAACCGTCGAGGTGACGCGGCGGCTCGCCGACCGGCTCAACCTATGGGTACACTACGCAAGCCGCGAAACAATCGTCTTGAACAGTCAGCTGGACCCGACGCAGGCGCGTTTCGCTCGCGTTCCTCGCGGGCCGAAAACGTGTGCTTTTTGTGAGATGCTCGCCTCACGTGGTTTTGTTTACGCGTCTAGTAACACGGCGGGCGAAATCAACAAGTTTCACAGTCATTGCGATTGTGAGATCGTCCCCTCGTGGAAAGGCCGCACGGCTTTCATTCATGGCTATGATCCGGATGCTATGTACGACCGCTACCGGGCGGCCCGCGAGCTAGTGATCGCATCCGGCGGGGATCGCAACGACGAGTATTTGATTACGGAGAAAATGCGCCGTTTGTTTCCTGAGAAATACAAGGACGGTGTCGGCGCGGGTGGTCGGTCTTCGGGTATTGGCCGCGCGTGGCGGGCCGACGAGTAGCAGGCCCAAGTTTTAGAGCTCAATTTTTTTGAGCCCCCCTATAGGAAGGAACCCCAAAATGAAGAATTCCACGGTTGCCCCGGCTGATGCGGGTAAGGTCGCAGACGCGGCGGCGGAAACCACGCCGGACGCGAAGCCTGCGGCGGACACGAAGCCCGAGGGCGAAAAGCAGGCGGAAAAGCCCGCAGCGGAAACCCCAGCGGCGGATGCGAAGCCCGAGGGCGAAAAGCCCGCCGACGAAAAGCCCGCCGACGAAACCCCCGCCGCGGACGCCGACGCGTGGAAGGCGCCCGAAAGCCGCGAGGCCTTCGACGCGATTATTGCCAGCGCCGTCGCCGAAGCCCTAAAGCCCTATGCGGATTACGAGCAGGTGAAGGCGCAGGCGGAAAAGCTGCAGGCCGACGCCGCGGCCCGCGAGAAGGCCGACGCTTTCGAGGCCACGCGCCGCGAGGTCGCCGAAAAGTTCAAGGTCCCCGCCGCCGTGCTACGCGGCGAAACCCGCGAAGACCTCGAAGCCCACGCCCAGCAAATTAAGGACGAAATCGGCGGCGCCCGTTACCCCGTGCTCCCAGCACAGGGCACAGAACCCGCCGCGCGCGGCGGCGAAGTTACGGGCTTTTTAACGTCGCTTTTCGGCCAACGCTAAGGCGGCGGGGCCGCCCGATATTTTCCGCTCCATGCCACAAGGGGCAAGGCGCGGTTTAGTTAAAAACAATGGAAAGGGGAAAAGGAAACAGCTATGGCAGTTTTCACTTCTACCAATGCTTCCGTGCTCATGCCCCGCGAAATCGCGGACGGCATGGTACGCAAGGTCCAGTCAACTTCGACGATCGCCAAGCTCGCCGACCAGACGCCCATGCGTTTCGGCAAGACCGACATTCTCACTTTCGGGGACCTCCCGAAGGCTGAGTTCGTCGAAGAAGGCGGCGACAAGTCGTCCACCAACGCTTCTTTCGCGTCTGTTACCGCTGTGCCTCACAAGGCGCACGTCACCATGCGATTCAGCAATGAGGTTTTGTGGGCTGATGAAGATTATCAGCTTGACGTTCTGAAGGAGTTGGCAGACGCCGGGCGTATTGCGCTTTCACGCGCGCTTGACCTCGGTATCTACCACGGCATTAACCCCCTCACCGGGCAGCCCATCGTATCCTTCACGAATAAGATCACCTCGACCACGCTGTTCACCGAATATGGCGGCAACAAGCCCAAGCCGGTTGACCCGGATGCGGCTTTGCGTGCCGCGGCTGGGAAGCTCCTCGGCTCGGATAAGGGTGTGGAAGTTACCGGCGCCGCTTTCGACCCGCGCTTCGCGTGGGCGCTCGCGGACCTGAAGCGCGCCGACGGCACCGGCATTACCAGTGACCTGCGTTACCCGCAGCTCGGACTGGGCACCGATATTACCAGCTTCATGGGCCTCGCCGCCGCGGTCGGTTCTACCGTTTCGGCCACCCCCGAAGCCACTGACACGAAGGTCCGCGCGATCGTCGGCGACTTCAAGAACGGCCTCCGCTGGGGCGTCCAGCGCGAACTGCCGGTCGAGCTGATCCAGTACGGTGATCCCGACGGGAATGGCGACCTGAAGCGCAAGAATCAGATCGCCCTGCGCCTCGAAATGGTCTACGGATGGTATGCATTTGTTGACCGTTTCGCCGTGGTCAAGGAAGCTGCTGCCTGAAAAAATTTAGGGTGATTTTTTAGGCAGACCCGAAAAAAGGGGTGGGGCGCCGGTTGTCTTGGGGTTCCCGGCGCCCCACCCCACTCACCCCCACCTAGTTTTTGTTGAACCCCTCTCGGTTTTAGGAGGCCCCCGCGTGGACTTAGAAGAGAAGCCCTATTTGAACGAGGTTATCCGCGTCTCAGTGACCTCCGGCGACCTCGAAGCACGGTGGCGGCCCCTCACCTCAGAAGAAAAGACCCGCGCACGCCAGTTGATCGACGATGCGGGTTATATGATCCGTGACGAGTGTCCCCGCGCCGCGCAGGCAGACGAGCACACGATCCGCCGTATTGTGTGCGCTATGGTCAAGCGCGCAATGAGTGCGCCCTTCGGTAACGAGGGCCTTGTGGGCGCGTCACAGGCCTCCATGACGGCCGGCCCGTTTACTCAGTCGGTCACGGTGTCGAACCCGTCTGGTGATTTGTATTTGACGAAGCGTGAGAAGGTTCTTTTGAACGGCGGCCGCGGCCGGGCGCACGAAGTCGACCTGATCGCCGGCACCCTAGCGGAACGCGAGGGCCGGAATGTTTAGCGGGGAAACCGTTTACGTTACACCGGCTACGTTGCGGGATGCGTACACGAACGAGTACGGCGAGTTCACTCCCGGCGGCGATTTTATCCCCGTGAATGACGTGCTTGTAGCCCCCGCGGAGACCATTGATTTTAGCGCGGGTGTGACGGAGAACCGTGATCGGCGTCGGCTCACCTTGTACTTCCCGAAAGGCTTCACCGTTGATTTGCGGGGGGCTACTGTGGAGGTGCGGCGTCAAAAATATAAGGTTGTCGGCGCGCCGGTCGAGTATCCGAGCGAACTGACACCGACACGGTGGCACCTCGCCGCAACGGTCGAACAACTACTCTAAGGCGGCGAATATGGCTAATGTGAAGGTTCGCGTGGAGTTGAATAACGCGGCTTTGCGGGCTTTGGCGACCCCGGTTGTTCAGCGCAGCGGGGAAGCTATCGCAGCCGCCGCCGGCGAAGGCTTTGCTTTTGATATCCAGCAGGGCCGGACTCGCCCGCACGGCGTCGTAAAAGCCACGAATTATAAAGCGATTATCCGCAACCGGCGCGATAACACGCTTTTGAAGGCTGCTGCCGCTGGGAGGGTAGGCTAATGGCGGATAATGAGTTCGAGTTTAAAGACCCCCAAGCCCTGATCGTACAATATCTTGCGTCAGAATTGCCCTACGAGTACCGCGGTAAGGTTTTTTCGGTAATTCCGCTTGAAAAGCCTTACGCTTTCGTGACGGTGGAGCGCACCGGGGGTGCGCGTGACCGGCATGTTGATTACGCTACTTTTGCCGTGCAGGCTTGGCATTCGACCGGCGTGAAGGCCGCGGCGGACTTGGCTTTTCAGGTCGCCGCGCTCCTCGAAGACCTCCCCTATACGCCCTGGGCGCGTGATTTTGTTTCCGACGTCGAGGTTGATTCTGTTTATAGTTTTCCTGATCCTGATGGGCGTTACCCGCGTTATCAGTTGACGGTTAAAACGGTATCGTTTGCGCAGGAACCACCCCCGCCGCCCGTCGAAGAATGGGACCACCTATAGGCAGTATTCCCCGCGCGGGGAAACTGAGTTTTTTTAGGCACAGCCGCCGGGGCCGTGCCTATCCACCAAATATGGAAAGGAGCCATAGTTTATGGCAGGAAATACCAGCGGCCTCGTGTCAGCAGCGAAGCCCCAAAAGGGCGGCGCGATCTTCACCGCCCCCGCGGGCACCGCTATCCCAACCGACGCGACCACCGCACTCGACCCCGCGTTCGTCAAGCTCGGCTACGCGTCAAACGAGGGACTTTCAAACACCATCGAGCGTGATTCTGAGGATGTGCAGGATTGGGGCGGCGAAACCGTCCTCACCCTGAATACCAGCCGCAAGGAAACTTTCGGCTTCACACTGATCCAGTCGCTTGATATTGACGTGTTGAAGGAAGTTTACGGTCAGACGAATGTCACTCAGGCCGGCGGAACTTCCAAGCCTATCGTCGTCGACCACAACGCGAAGGACATGCCGCACCGCGTTTTCGTTTTCGAGATGCTCATGAACGGCGGTCACGTGAAGCGCATTGTTGTCCCGGACGGTCAGATCACTGAACTCGGTGACGTTGCCTACAAGGCAAACGAGGCCGTGGGCTATGAGGTCACGGCTACGGCTTACCCTGCCGCTGCCCTTGATGGTGGCACGGCCCGCGAGTTTATTGCGAAGATCGGCTAACAAGCCGCGTGTGTGGGGATAACGCGCGCCGTTATCCCCGCACACCAAACATTTTATTTTTTGGTCAAAATAACCACACTCTAGAAAAGGACCCCAAAAACATGGCTACCAAGACCACCACACGCAAGGCCCCCACCCGCAAGACCACAGCCCGCAAGGCACCCGCCCGCAAGACCGCCCCGGTGGTCGAGGCGGAAACGAAAGAGACCACCGCTAAGAAGCTGGAAATCTCGGTTGTTGGTACGACGCGTGAGGGCTTTAAGCGCGTGAAGATCGGCGACGTCACCGCCGTTTTCGACCCTGAACTTTTCAACGATATTGAGCTCGTGGAAATGCTCGGCGAACTCCAAAACGGAAAAGTACTCACCCTCCCAACCCTCCTCCTGAAGGTGCTCGGCGGCGACGAGGCCATGAAGCAAAAGCTTTATGACCAGCTGCGCCTACCTACCGGCCGCGTCCCAGCAGACGCCGCCGGCGAATTCATCTTTGACCTTATGCAGGTTATCGCCCCAAAATCGCCCACTTCGCAGGACTGATCGCCACAGCCCCAGACGAGCTAGAAGCTGACTTTTACAGGTTCTTTGGGCGCCGCTGGGAAGACTTCACACTAAAAGACGCCGTACGACTCGCCTACGTGGTGAGCCGCCAGCCGGAGGCGTGGAGCTACCGGGCGGTAAACGACGAGTGGCGGTGGAACCTCACGGAGCATTTGCAGGCCGCGATGGTTGACGCTTTGAATTTGCTCGTCTGGTCGAAAACGGAGGATGCGGCTAAGGGGCGCGGCGTCCCGAAGCCGGTCCCGCGCCCGCACGCGGGGGAACAGAAAAAACACTCCCCCGCGGGTGGCGTGCAGGTGGCGGACGATTTTGACCCCGCCGCAATTGATTACGCCCTTAGCCTTCCACGCGTCCCCGTGGAAGGCTAAGGCCGCGTAACAAGTTTTTTGAAAATTTACTCTATGGAAGGAGCGTGGCGCCGCAATGGCAGGTGCAGACCTCGGAACCGCGTGGCTAAACGTCGTCCCCAGCTTTCAGGGCATGAAGCAAAAAGTCGAAAGCGAACTCGGCGGCGTGAACATCAGCGGCGCCACCTCCTCATGGGGCAAGCAGGCCGGTTCTAACCTCGCGGCTGGGATTGGCGGCGCGCTGGAAACGATCGGGAAGATTGGCCTCGGCGCGGTCGCCGCATCCGTGGGCGCGCTCACCGCCGCCGTCGGCTCCTACATCCCCGAAGCCATTAAGGCGTCCGACGCGACCGACAAATTCCAAAACACTTTGCAATTTGCGGGCGTCGACCCGGCCAAGATTAAAGACCTAACCGCCGCCGCCCAAGAATACGCCGACAAGACCATCTACGATTTGGGCGATATCCAGTCGATGACGTCCAAGCTCGCCGCTAATGGCGTGAAGGGGTTCGACAAATTGGCCGAGGCGGCGGGCAACCTTACCGCCGCGGCGGGCGGCGGGAAAAAAGAATTCTCCCAGTTTGGCTATGCCATGGTGCAGATCAACGCCGCCGGCAAGCTCATGACGCAAGACTGGAACCAGGTCGCGAACGCTATCCCCGGTGGCGCGGGGAAGATCATGCAGGCCCTTAAAGATATGGGCGCCTATACGGGTGATTTTCGCGAGGCCATGTCTAAAGGACAGATCAGCGCGGAAGAATTCAACGACGCAATCATGAGCCTCGGCTTCGACGAGGTCGCAATTAAGGCGGCCCAGTCGGCTACGACTTTTGAAGGCGCATGGGGCAACCTTGAAGCATCAATCAATAAAGAGTTGACAGGCGCACTTAAAGAAGTCAAACCACCCCTCACCGACCTCATTAACGGCGTAGCCGACAAACTCGTCCCCGCGTTAGGCGAGTACTTGGCCCCTGCGGCGAAAACCGCCGCCGGGTGGATTCAAAAACTCGCCGACGCCGTTAAAAACGGGGATATCACGATTGAATCACTCACCTATCAGCTTGGCATGGCGGCGGGCGGCTTCACTGCCCTAATCGGCGCCGGCAGCGCCCTAAAAAACTTCGGAACCATCTCCGCCGTTTTCTCTGGCTTTGACCGCTCCCTCGGCTCAGCAGGTAAGAGCATGACGAACTTCGTGAAGGGTATGCCCTCACCCGGCGCAATCGTTAGCGGGTTCCGCGCGCTCCCCGGCCAACTAGAGGGCAGTTTCACTTCGCTTGGGAGTGTTTTCGACGGGCTGGGCGGGAAAATCAGCGCCGCCGGCCCAAAGGTCGCGGGCGGGCTGGGGCAAATCGCCGAATTGTTCTCGCCGGGCCGTATGCTGAAAATGCTGGCTTTCGGGGGTATCGCCGCGGCGGCTATCGCCGGTATTGGCATGGTGGTTCAGCAGGGCGGCGACGAGCTGACAACCCGAATGAAGGAAATCGCGGTCGGCCTGCCCGCCGTGATCACGGACGGCGCGGCGAAAATCGCCGACAACCTGCCAACCCTCATGCAGCAGGGAACGGAGGCTATCCGGATTGTGGGCGAGGGGATTGTGAACGCTATCCCTGAGCTTTCACGGGCTTTCGGTCAAATCGTGCCGCAGCTTGTGTCGAGCTTGTCGCAGGCCCTCCCCGTGCTGATCCCCCTAGCGGCGCAGATTATCACTTCGCTTGTCGGGGCGGTTACGGAAAACCTTCCTATGCTCGTCGAATCAGGCTTGCAGCTTTTGCAGGGGCTTGTGGATGGGATTATGGCGGCGCTCCCCGTGCTTATCGCGGCTTTGCCGACGATTATTCAAAATTTCTTGAATGCTTTCACACAGTCATTGCCGCGTATCCTAGAGATGGGTACGCAGCTTTTGAATAGCGTGATTGACGGGATTTTGCAGACGCTCCCGCAGCTTATCGCAATGCTCCCGACGATCATTCAAGCATTTTTGGACGCGTTTTTGTCGAATCTACCCTTGATTATCCAAGCGGGCGTGAACATGCTCACCGCACTAATCAACGGGCTGATTCAGGCTATCCCGATGCTCGTGGAAATGCTGCCGACGATCATCACGTCATTCATTGACGGTATTCTCAGCAACCTCCCGGCAATCATCGAAGCCGGCATTCAACTACTGGTCGGCCTGATTACGGGTATTGTGCAGGCTATTCCGCAGCTGATCGGGATGCTCCCGCAGATCATCACGACGATTGTCACGACCCTTGTACAGAATATCCCGCGCATCATTACGGCCGGCATTCAAATTCTGGTCGGACTGGTCACGGGTATCGTGCAGGCTATTCCACAAATCGCCGGCGCTATCGGGCAAGTTGGATCAAGCATTCTGAGTGCGGTTGCCGGGTTCCCAAGCATGCTTTTTGAATCAGGTAAGAAAATTATTTCTGGCTTGATTGACGGTATTAAGAGCATGTTTTCGAGTGCGAAGAACGCTGTGAGCGGCTTACTGTCTGGTATCCGTAATTTGCTGCCGTTCTCGCCCGCTAAGGAAGGCCCCTTCTCCGGCCACGGGTGGACACTCTACTCGGGCATGTCAATTGCGGAATCATTGGCTGATGGTATGCAGCGGCGCGGGCATCTTTTCAAAGAGGCCGTACGAGACACGGTAGCCGCCGGCCAGAACGAGATCCGCGATTTGGAAGCAGGTAGTTTCACGGCTATCGCGGCTAAGAACGCGGCGGGCTTCTGGAGTGATTGGACGCTTGGAAAGCAAGACAGCGCGCGTGATTTGATCGTTCGTGACGTGAACGACCAGCTGGTCGGGCGCATGGCGGTCGAGGCGCGCGGAGTCGCCGCCGCCTCACTCGGTAGCGTAACGCGCGGTTCCCTGCGTGAACGCCTCGGAGTAGGCATCTAAAAAAAGAGCCGCCGCCCCTTACATATCACGCGTAAGGGGTGGCGGCTTAAAATACTAAATATAGACTAAAACCTATTTTTTCTAGGAGGCCTCGGCTCATGACATGGTGGAGCGGCTCATCTGGCTACCTCATGGTAGGAATTGACATCTACCAGCACGGCGACCCAAACGCCGGCTCCATCGAGCTGGAAATTGTCTACCGCGTCAAAGCCGACGGCTACGGGCACAACTGGAGTAACACCCTCCACCGGTGGGGCGAAGTGTCGGGCGACGTCGGCTTCTCCTTCAGTTCAGGCCGCGGCGGATATGACGAGAAAGAGATCGCCCGCGAGCGCCGCACCTACACTACCGAGTACGGGCGCGGCCGCCACGTGGAGTTTTCGGCGTCTATCGGGCCTATTTGGAACGGTGGCGCGCCTCAAATCACGGTCGGCTGGGATATCCCCGCGAAATCATGGGCGCAGCCGCCCACGCCCACGAATTTCAAGGCCGCGTCCCGCGCGGACGGGAAAGTTCAAATCACGTGGGATATGCGCACCGACCCGAACGCCCCCGCCGACTGGGTTGGCATCGACCGCTGGGACGCGGCCACCGCGCAATACCGGCGGCTCGTCAACCTCCCCGCGAGCGCGCGAAGCTGGCTAGACCCAGACGTCCCCGCGAATAACCAGTACCGTTGGCGGATTCACGCGTGGCGTAATGACGGCGCCGAATCAGGGTGGGTTGAAAACGCGGCTGGGAGCGCGAACAACACGCCCCCCGGGGACTTGTATACGACGCCCGGCGCGCCCACCGGCCTGCAGGCC